CCTGGGGATTACGATGATTACGATGCTTACGATGCGACTATAATTACGCCTAATTACTATAAAGTATACATACCCTTTTATTAAAATTGAGATATCATCGTAACGACCGTAATCATCGTAATCCCCTGTAATCATCGTAATCGTCCCAGGTAGCGATAGTAATTTATCATAATTCATCGTAATCATGTTAAAACTCCTAATGGTCTATCAACTACTATATGTTCTGGAATTACAAAGTTGGGTGGTAGCAATACTGCATATCTTTTAGCTATTCTTTCTACTGTCTCTAAATCAAATACTATACATTTTTTAGATTTTCCATGAACATTCACTGTTTTTCTTTCTGTGAGGCCTAGTGGCCTAAGGTATCGAGAGGATAGAGCGTTAGCTGCCATTAGCTTACTACGGTCCTTGTGGTCCATTATCCTACCTTTCTCGATAATATCGGACACGGAAATATCTGATATTCCTGCTACTAACATCTCACACACTATATTAACTATGTATCCTTCAGTGCTATCCTTTCTTTCTTGTATTAAATCTTGTTGATACTTTGCTAAATACTTCTTAAAGAACTCAAGTTTTACAGGGTCATTTGCGAATAATGGAAGAAATCCCATATGAGCTTGCTTAACTCTTGGTTCTAAATCACCTAAATCTATATCATTAATGATGCTTGTATCTATCTTATAATAATTTTTAAATCTCCATAATAATAATTTATTTCTTAATACTTGAGCTTCTTTTAAAAAGCAATCTGGAAGTATAAAAGGTATGTCCTTACGGTCTGTTCCTTGCATAATTTTTGTAAAACAACGAGATTCAGTAGCTTTATCTTCAAAAGGTTTACGAGTAGCTAATATCTTTGGACAATATGGGTCAAAGAAGTTAATCTTCTCAATATCATTACTATCACATCTCATTATTGGATTATCTTTTTCAAAACCAGAATTGATAATTTTAATAATTGTATCAGTTTCATCACTCTTTTTAATATCTCCTTCATCAAATATAAAAGTGCCTCTCCATTTGTCAATTATTCTAAATATTGGTGCAGCAGTAGAAGCTCCTGTTGTTTTCAAGGGCTTATAGAACAATGCTCCAATAGCCTTTGTGTATCTTGTCTTACCTAATCCTGTGTCACCTAAAGCTCTTAAGTAGTTAATTGTGTTTAATCTATCATATATCCATGATTGCTTTATAGCCCAAATAACATATGTCATATGGTCATCATCAATATCTAAATATTTTGTTACAAAAGCTTTAATTTCTTTTTCTAATATTTTATCACTATTATATTCTTCTGTCTTAGTTGGAAGATAAACATACTTCTTTTCAACTTCTTCTCCTTCTTGAGGTATATACTTCTTTGGTCTCTTACCTTCTGTTTTAAAGAAAGCATATCTTACTTTTTTTATTTGTTCAGTTTCTGTATTATAACATATAAAACCTGATTGTTCATTATCATAAAATTGTTCATATATTTCATCTTTAGCAATAAAGAAAGATGTTTTTATAACATCATATGATTTCTTTTTCTCTGGTTTCTTATCATCTTTCTTCTCTGTTGCTTTAGCAGCATTAGATGCTTCGATTGCTTTTAATTCTTCTTCTGATTCTTCTTTACAATATACTTCATCTAATTTATCTTCATCATAAAATGCCATATTTATCCCCCCATTGATTTACTTCATGATAATTATAGTCATCTCTACCACCTTGAGCACTTCTAATCCAACCTTCGAAAGAATTATATGAATATCCTCTAATTTTCTTGATGAACGGTTTTAAGAGAGCATCGATTTCTTTTTTTGTTTTACCAGATTTGACAGCTGCAATTGCTAAATTCTTAGCTACACATGAATTAAATTCGCATGTCTTAGGCATTTGAGTCCAATCTATTTTATTAACATATAACCAGAATGGGTCTGTTTCAAAGTATGTTTTGAACTCATCATCTGAACCAACTAATTTAACATAAGTTCCTGCTTTCTCAAGATTAGCTTGAGCTTCTTCTACTATACTAACATCAAGTTTATTAGAACCTTCGACATCGAGTATAAGTTCAGCTTTTTCTCCAGATTTAAAATGAGGTCTATCAGAGATAGATATTAATGTTATCTCACTTGCTTTAGATAAATCACAGTCATACTTTTTTATATAAATTTTTCTTATCTCATTTCTTAGTTCTAAAGGATGCTTATCTAATCCTTCAAAGAATTCATGTATATGGAAGCCTCGAGACTTTGTATCAATGACCTTATGCTTCGTTATACCATCAGCTTCTAATCGTAATAGAAGCTCTTTATATTTTTTACACTCTAAATCAAAGACAATCTCATCATGATACATACTTTTTAGATTGACTTTATTAAGTTCTTCTATAGTGCAATCCTTTTGAAGCTTCCAAGCAGGCCAATATTTACTATTCTTCTTATCTATAAAAGTTACTCGCATATCAGTAGGTGTTTCTCGTTCAGCTATCATTGAAAGTCCTCCGTGACAGAAATAATTGCATTTTTATTATAAGTATATTTCTTGTTATATCTATCAGTAAAAGTAACGAAAATTCCATCATCTTCGATGATTTTTGCATCAAATGTTAATTCTTTATTAAGAACATTAACTATAATTTTATAATGTTTTCCAATTAAAAATTCCATATATGCATCCTATTGTATTTATTTATATTTATTTCCATTTTATTTATTTAAGTTTTTGCCTTCGCTCTTTATCTAATATCATATGACACTTTTTACAACAAAATATAATTTCATAAGGTTTATTATAATCTGTATGATGCCTATCTGTTGCTAAATTACCACAATCACATTTAAAGCCTTTAGGAATTTTAATTTCATTTGCTTTTGCTCTTGCATCTATTTTAACCTGTGCAGCTTCATTTGCTCTATAGTTACGCCAATAATTACGCTGGTATACTTTATTATGAGGTCTATCTCTAATCTTTTTATCTCTTAATTGTAATGTTTTTTTATTTTTTGGGTCAGCTCTAAATGCATTGTCTTTTGCTCGAATTGCATCCTTGTTCTTATAATAATACACAAGAGCGTTTAATCGATTTCCAGGTTTTGTTTTATATTTTTTCTTCATTTTTTCTCCTTGAATGTTTTTCTATCACCAAATTCTGCTTGCTTGCCTTCGTTCCATCTTGATGTTGGTCGTAGATATCCTACGACTCTGCTCCAAACTTCACATTTCGTTCTTTGTTTATTTTCCATTTTAATTACGAATATGAGTAACGGGATATTTAATAGTTATAGTTGTTGGGTCTATTCTTTTTATAGACATTTCTCCAATCTCTAAGAAGCTACTTCCGAACATTATAATATCTTGTTCTAATTGTCTTGCTATATCATCAGAAGCTTTTTTAATCATGTTATTTATTTCCATTTTATCTTAATATATTAAGGAACTTGTAGTTTATAAATGTATGCCTTTGGTTGAAAATAGGCTCCACTAAGTAAATGAAAAGATGTCAATTTTAACAAAAAAAATTAAATATAATCAGTAGTATATGTTATTCGAGCACCGTAAATCTTTTCAGCTGACGATGTTATAGTTGAAGTTATAACATAAATATAATTTTGATTGTCTATTGTGTCCATATTTATTGTAGAATCTGATATTCCTACATTAGCTGCAGCCATTGAATTTTGTCCTCCAGTGTGATTACATCGATTCATTTCCCAACTATCTCCAGTGTCAGAACCATAAAGTATTACTGCTGTAACTACTGCTCCGTGAGGTATATTAACTGGAGCAGTAAAACTTACATCAGAACTAGTACTATTTGTTACAGATACACTTGCGTATGCTATATCATCTGTGTCTGGATTTGCTGATACAAATGCTGATGCAGGTATTGCAAGATAAGATGTTTTATTCTTTAAACTAACCTGACCTGCATTTACTGTAAAATCGTTTGTATAAAAATTAGCTACTCCTTGATTAGAGTCTGTTGCTAGTTCTCCTGCGATTACACTTCCATTATTAAAATCTATTCCAATTCCTGCAGATAGTCCAGCAAAATTACCATATATAGGTAAGTCTGTTCCACTAACTGAGGCTGAAAAAGTAGCAAAGGCTCCACTAGTTGCATAATAAGCTCCTGATGTAGCAGAATAGGCTCCTGATACTGTACCTAGTATCCCAGATTCTACATTTATTCTATTTGCAAATTCATTGATACCACTTGTACCTGTTGTACCGTAGTCGCTTCCAGCTGTGAACATTGCTCCACTTGCGAATTGTGTGTGTAATAATCCCATTATTTAACCTCCTGCTTTAATTTAGATATCATTATAATCCACTCCTTGCAAACCGTAAAGTAGTTTGAATTTGAAGTTCTCTATCTCCTTCAAAACTATCTGCAGTTACAACTTCTGTCATATACATACTACCTGCTGATGATGCATTAAATAAACCAAACTCTGTAAAAGTAGTACCACTTAGCTTCACAGAACCAAAATCTGCAATATAAGTTACATCTTTAGCTATACTAGTGTCTGATGAAGAAAGAGCGTTTCTATCAGTCTCAGTATTAAGAGCTGCAGCTCCTGATACTATAGTGATACTACCAGTACCTATAGCTATATGGGTTGGTAGTGTTGATGCTACTCCTCCCATTGCTGCTGCAATTGTTTGTTCTCCTATTGTTGTTAACATTTTAAAATCCACCTCCTGATACTATGAAAGTTGAGCCTAGTTGTCCAGTTCCTATTCTTGAGTTTAAATCTTGAATTAAACCATGTTTCCCTGAATGAAAGACGAAGTTAGTATTTATATTTCTTTGCCATACTTCATAATGAGTCTGAACATCAGTTTTCTCAGTTACTGTCTTTAAATTAGTATATTCTCCTTCTAAAGGACCTACTTCAAACCTATTTAATTTTACCATTTGAGCTTTCATAACATCTGTGAAATCAGATAGTTTTTTATTTACAGTTATATGTAACACATTATCATTTAGATTTTTAATTGGGTTAAAAATATATGATGCAGATAGAATAGTATATGTTTGATTAGATATTCCATGCCAAGGTAAATTTACTATACAAGTATTCCCAGGAGTTATATTTATTATTCTTCTTGAATCAATATCTCCTTGAATTTTTGGGTTTTTATTATCTGCTAAAAAAGTGGTTGCTCTATTTGATACTTCAGTATATCCTTTTAAGTTATCATCTTTAATTATTTTTGTTTTAGGTCCGTAAGCAGCAATTGATGTATCATCATCTAAATATTTTAATAACGGAGTAAATCGTTGATAATCTACTGAAACATTTGAAGTTCCTGAAGCTGGTATATTATCTCCAGCAGCTGCTCCAGATACAAATATAATTTTTTTATTGCTAAAATCTACTACATATTTTAAATCAGTTTCAGTAGCTGGGTTTGTCATTTCATAAATTCCAGCTGGTTGTTGTAATATTCCATCTACAGATACTGCTGTATTATGAGGTTTATAACTTAAATCAAAAACTGAACCTGTTGCTCCAGTAGCCCATGTTCCTCCTACATCGTTTGCACCAGTAAGTGTTCTTGCACCATATACGAACACTTTATTAAATATTTCTCTATCATCTTCTTTAAAAGTAGCGCTGGTTACATTATCATTGTTGAATGTTTCTCCTGAAGATGTTGATGATTTTAGTTCAAAATGAACATCTTTATCGTTATCTACATAAAAATAACATCCAGATAGTTCAGCTAATTCTTGCAACGCACTGAATACATCTACATGATTAAATCCTATTCTTTCTATAGTAGTTCCTGTTGCTATATTTACATTAGTTGTAGTTAGTAATTCATTAGTGTTATTAAGAACTATTTGTCGAGCTATTACTCCTGCATCGTCGTTCTTAAAAATTATTGGTTGTACAGTCATATCTAATAATACTGCACCATAATCTCGTCCGACAATTGTTACTTTTTCTTTTTCAGTATTTCCTCTAAATTTTATATCTTCTATTACTCCTGTAAATAATTTAGTTGTTGGAGGATTTGTTCCTCTATCAGCATATACTATTACTTCATCGTTTAAATTAAAAGTATCACTATACTTTCCATTAAAGTTATTAAATTCTGCTGAAAAATTAGAAGTTGCATTAAATTCACCTATTGTCTTATCAACATTTATTTTAATAGCGTCTGCGTAAATAGTACCGTCTACCGTTATCTTTGTGTAGACAGGCTCATACACTGGCAGAGCTGCTGTTGTAAACTCGAGAGTGCTTCCTACTACTTCAGTAGCTGAATACTTAGCTACTGCTTGAAATTCATAAGTAGTATCTGGGTCTAATCCTGTTAAATTATAGTCGTATGTTTGAGGAGAAGTTATTCCAGTTTCAACTTCTATATCATCTTCCCAGGCTCCACCTTGTTCTTTATATCTAAAACATAAACTTAGAGTTTGTTCAGACGCATCAGTTAATTCACCGTTTAATGTTACAGAGTAAGTTGATACATCAGTTGCTGCTGCAGAGCTTACTGTTACCAGTACCTCTTTATATTTATAAACAGCTACTCCGTTAACAGAAGTTGTAGGACCTGCAAAACTACCAGTTAATGTTGCACTAATTCCTGAATGAACATAAACATGTGATGTGTCATCATCTCCACTTAATAAATTACCATCTAAATCAATATCTAATCCGTAAGGAACGCTAGAAGGAGATGCAAAACTACCTAATAAACTACTTGTCATACCATCATGTTGATAAATATGGTCAGTGGTATTATCAGAACTAATTAAATTACCTTCTGAAGATATTGTCACACCAAAAGGATTTGCTCCTGGACTTGCAAAACTACCTATTAAAGTAGACGAAAGTCCTGAGTGATGATAAATAAAGTTTTTATTTGAATCACAAGTCCACATATCACCATTATCTGCTACAGTAATACCTGTACAATAAACAGCACCATACTCAGAACATATATAGCTACCAGTAGCTGTTGCTGATATACCTGAAAGAAAAACAATCCAAGCCTGTTCAGAAAGAATTGCATTACCTTCTAAATCCATCCCTATATTCCATGTAAGACCATATGGAGCTGGAGCTGCAAAACTTCCTGTAACAGTATCTGATACTCCTGAATGAACAAAAACCTGACAATTAGGTTCGGCATCTCTGCTTGTAGTTAATAAATCTCCGTAATTTATATCTACCATTATATCTTTTTATCCAACTCCTCTTGTAGTTGTTCTGCTATATCTCTTCCTGATAATCCATTTATGTTTTCAAAATTATAATAGTTATTAACTCCTCCAACTTGATTTGCTGGTATTACTTCTTCTCCTTTATGTAATTGATACATTCCTGTTTGAGGAATTGTTCCACCTTTTGCAAGACTATCTAATGGAACATAATCCATCATTGTTCCTTTATACTTACCTAAATCAACCTTACCAACTTCACCTATATTTATTCCTGGAATTTTATTTAATAATCCTGTTAATTTATTAACCATCCATAGAATACTATTGATTTTCATTTCAATATAACTAATAATAAAATTCCATATACCCACTACAACATTTCTTATTCCTATAAATACATTCTTAAATACTCTGCCTAATACACCTGCTGCTTCTTTAACACTATCCCAATGACTTACAAGTAACCATCCTATTGCTATTAAAGCTGCTATAGCTGCTATTACAATTCCAACAGGACCCCATAACATAGCAAATCCTGCAGCTATTACTGGCAGTATTGCAGCGATAACTGGGAGCAGAGCTACTAGGATTAATAGAGGTCCTATAACTAATGCTAACACTGTTGCAACTAATCCTGCAATAACTATGAACTTCTTTTGTCCTTCAGATAAATTACTAAACCAGTCAGCTATTTTAGAAACAAATCCTATAAGTTTTTCTAATATTGGGAATAATACTTTACCTAATTCTGCTGCTAAAATCTTAAATTGATTACCTAAAATTATAAGTTGTGATTTCATAGACTCATATCTTTTTTGAGCTTCTTCAGATAATGCTGTGTTATTAGTCCACGCTGTTCCTTGAATACCTAATGCTTGGTCTAATGTTCCATAACTACTTGATAATCTTAAAACAGCATCTCTTAATCTTATCTCTGTAATATCTAAATTTTCTAAGACTCCTAATACATCTCCACCTTCTTCTTTAACTTTTCCTAATCCTTGAAAGAAAGATTGTAATGCACCTGATGCGTCTTCTTGAAATGCTTTAGTGAACTCTTCTGAAGTCATTCCTGCCACTTTAGCAAAACCATCTAATTCATCTGAACCAGACGAAACTAATCCACTAATGTTAATCATTAACTTTGACATTGCAGAACCACCCATCTCTGCTTTAATACCAACAGAACTTAAAGCACCTGCCCAAGCCATTACTTGTCCTTCAGACATATCTAATGCTCTACCAGCACCTGATAATCTCATACCCATACCTACAATTTCAGCTTCTGTTGTAGCTAAATTATTACCTAAATCAACAACTACTGAACCTAATTTATCAACTTGGTCTATTGGCATACCCATAACATTTGCAAATCTTGCAAAATCTGTTGCAGCTTGTTCTGCTGTTAGATTTGTAGTAGCTGAAATATCTGCTACTGTTCGAGTAAACTTCTCAATATTATCTACTCCTTGAACACCTAATTGTCCTGCAATTTCACCAATTCCTGCTAGTTCTTCAAATGATAATGGAATAGTTTTAGCTAAACTTTTAAATCTACCTTCTAAATCCTTAAATTCTTCTTCAGTTAATTCTACTGTCTTTCTAACTCCGATAAATGCTTCTTTAAAAGATATAGCTTGTTTCACTAATCCTCCCATAGCAACAACACCAGCAACACCCATAGCTGTAATAGCTGCTCCAGCTGCAAGAAATGCAACTTGGTGTTTAGCTACTGTTGCTAACATACCAGTCATTTGTGTTTGAGCAGATGTAAAGACTTTAGAAAATTTATCTACGGCAGATACAACTATACTTACCGATGCTCCTCCTGCTGCTCCAGCTAAGAAAGCCATTATCTTCTTCTCCTGTTCTTATTTTTTTGTTCCATTTTCTTTTGTTCTGATTGTTGCTTTTTATTTTGTCTATTTTTTGATTCAATTAAAGCACTAATTTCTGGGTAGGTTAATTTAGGGATGTTAAAGTAGTTATAACCTTGGCTGTGTAACCAAAGAATTATATCTGACTCAATTAGTTTTTTTTTAACTCGTCTTCTTGTTCCTTTAACATACTAGTCGCTTTTTCTTCAACTTCGTTTTGAGTTACTCCTAAACTTATAGCCATAATAGCTGTAGAACAAGCTGATAGAAACAACGGCTTAATATCTTTAAGCTGCTCGTCGGTTAATTTTGGTTCTACTAATCCTTCTTTGATTATCTCGTTATCTGCTTCAATTTTCTCTTGTGGAGTTCCAGTTTTAGCTTTATTATAGATTTCCATTAACTTTCCTCTAGTTAACGGTTTTATCTTTACTACTGGCTTACCTTCTATTGAATCTAAAGCAACTTCTTGCGATAGTAGATTACCATCTTCTCCTCGCTGGAAGACCATATCTTGTGATTTTAACATTTTTTACCTCCCGTAGATTTACAATTACAATTATCTTTTCTTTCCATTTTAATTAAGTTAATAAAATACATAGTAACATAAGGGCTGTGTTACAGACCTTATGCTGGTATCCAAGCATTATACTTAAAACTGCTATCGTAGGCTGCACCGTCGATGTTTTGTGGTCTTATCTCTAAAGTAGTCTCGTTTAATCCTTCTAAAACTGACGGATTATCCATACTCACAATTTGACATCCACTCATGTTGAATGTTGCGTGCTTACTACCTGTTGCTGTTACATCTGCATCCATATCTAGTGTTGCGTTAAATGAATTGTTACCTTTGTATTTGTTTTCGTATAACCATATTGCGTCATCACTTGGTAAGTCCATTGTCACACTTAATGTATGATTTCTGTTACCTACTACTGGTGGTGCAATTACTCTTCCATAGAATCTTCCTAAAGCGCTACTTCCAATATAATGATTCACTTGCATGTTGTTGTTCGTCTCTAAAGAGAACGATTTAGCTGTGTCCATAGAACTTCCAGCTAATGTTAACATACAGTCACTCCACATATAAGGTGCTATGTCTGGGTCTGTTATACTAGATGATGCCCCTGAACTTGGTGTACAAGTTTGTCCGATATAATCTATATCTACAGTAACTTTTTCACCTTCACTTGCTGAAATCTTCATCGTATCTATAACATTACCTGCTATTGTTCTGATGAAATTTCTTCCAGTTCCTGGTGCTTGCTTACTATCTTCTATTGTAAAACATGCTGGTACAGTCATATCTGTTCCTGCTCCACTTACGAAAAAGTTTTGACACTTATCGCTGTCGAATTCAGTAACAATATGTGATGATATATTAGTTCCCGACACATCTACTACTGAACCTAGTGCTAAGAACGGTAATCTCATATCCACTGGATGATAAGACAATGTTCCTGTAACATCTCGTGGTCCTTGGTCAAAGTCACTAAAAGACCTTGATGTTGTTCCCATATATCTACTTTCTATTAAACCTTCAGCGTCATCGACTGAATGGTCTATAACTTCGCCTAACCAGAATGTTTCTGCAGTTGCTTCTGCGTATAATCCACTTTCGTATAAACCTAAAACTTTGTTTTGGTCTGCTCCATATCTTGCCATTATTTATTAACCTCCTGTAATTTAATTGAGTTTGAATTTGATTGTAATTTGAGCTTTCTCTTTTGATAAGCTGAGAGCTCAGTGGGTTTAGACTCTACTTTAGTCTCTTCTAATTCCCTATTTCTTATTTCATCATGGTCTGCCATTTTATTTGTTTTTATTCTCATAAAAATTCTTCAGAAAATATACTACTGGTCCTGATAACCATGCATATTCTGCAGGCACGCCTGCTATAACTGCTATACAAAACGGTATCAAAAGATACGCTGAATTTTTAACAGTCTTCCAAATTCCTATCCAAAGGTCGTATTGTTGTTTTTTCATTTTTTTCTCCATATTTAATTAAACATTAAAAAATATATATTGTATATTTAATAATCTTGATTTTGGTTGGTCCTCTCCTGGCTCATCTAATTCAGTTGCACTTAGTAATCTAAAATCATGTAAGTTGTTTGCTACAGAGCCTGTTTCTGCTATAAATTGAGCATCTCTTAATCTCTTATAACATTCATTAGCTATATCATCCTTTTCTTTTTGATTTCTTCCCCATATTCTAATTTCTAATTGTATAGTAACATCCATAGCATTTACTTGCATACCTGCTCGTGAAGCTTCTTGATTTACTAATTTTATTGTTATTAAAGGATATTGAACTTCTCTCTGAGGATATGAAGTCATAACAAATTTAGAAGTATTTTTTCTTCTTTTTAAAGGGTCAGTAATATTATTAAGAAAATCGTCTTTTATAAAAAACATTACATCTCTGATGAATGTACTACTCTCTATTGCCATGTATTAGACTCGCTTGCCATTTTTAGTTATTGAACCTCGCTTGATTCATAATAGGTTATATCTTTTCATTTATATAGTTTAAGCGAAGCACTATATATTATCTATCTTATTTGTTCCTTGATAATTTTATCTACTTTCGCTTTACTTCTATTTAAACTATTTTGAAAATGTCTTCTTGGTCCACCTGTTATTCTTGTACTATTTTCTACAGCACCAGCATAAGGGACATCAGAAAAAATAATTACTTTTTTATCATCAGCTTTAAAGTCAACACTACTCATAAGCCTTCCAGTATCTACACTTCTTGGTTCTGCTTCGTGTCCACTAATACTAAGTTTTACTTCGTTTTGCATATGTAGACCTATTGTTGTCATAGCTTTTTTAACATCTTTAGATACAATAACCTTCTTTGCCTGAAGGACAGCTATGGCTTTAGCTACATTAGCTATTGATAATTTTACTACCATCTTAATCGTAATCCTCGTTTATTTCTATTTTTAAACTATGGTTGTTTGGTAATGTTAAAATACTACCAGCTGACCATGTTACTTCAAATTCTCCAAAATATGTTCCTGCTGTTGATGTATCAGTAGTTCCTGTCCATGCATATTGACATTGCCCTGTATCACTTCCTGTAATACTACAAGCTCCTGATGTATAAGCTGCGTAATCAGTTCCTCCCATACAAAAATATACTTCAGCATTGTTTAAATCAATTGCTGAACCATTTGAATATTGTAGAGTCGCTGCTAATACTGGTTTAGTGTCTCCTTTCTTAATTTTAAATGTAGTCATCTTAGTTGCCCTCCTTTATAGTTATAGTTGAATTATCTGCTTGTAATATAACATCGCTAGAACTTTTAAATGTATAGTTTTCTTTAGTAGAATTAAAAATAAAAGAATTATCATCTATCTTCAATGTTAATGGTATAGGAGTTTTAAGTGTAAACACTATTTCTATTTCTGGAAAATCTAGTGTTTGTATTTCTAATTGTATACTAAATCCATCTTCTTGTAAGAGAGTGAATTCGTCTTCTTGAGTTAAATAATCTGTCATTTTAAAATACTGTCTTCCAGCTGTCTCCTATATTTTGTTTTACTCCTGTAACATCTTTCCATGTTTCACCAATATGTATTTGTATGTTATCTACATCCTCCCAAATATCTCCAATATTTATTTTTATATTTG